CGGAGCAGCAACGTCGAACTGGTTGGATCATCCATTTTTTCATGATTGCTCACCTCCTTTATGGACCACTCGGATCCCGTAGTCCTCGACCAACATACTTAAGAAGTATGATGTTCCAGCACTAATGCAACCGCACATGAATGCTGTCATGGGCTGATTGCTAAAACTAAATAGTTCGGTATATGGACTTACGCCCCAAAGAAACACTCCAACCCAGAATCCCATACACAAATGACAATGGAACAAACGGCCGAAGCCCCACATCGATTTGCAAGGTGGCCGGATCTTATTAAAGATATGTCCGTGTATAAGGATGAATGTCATGCCGTAAGCGGCAAGTATAAAATGTATTAATTCCATTTAATATCGGTAGCGTAACGGATAGTAATAATACCCAGGACGCATAGACCCTTTCTCCGCATATTGCGGGACTTCGCCGTACTCCGTCGAATCTCGGTCGGACGGATGGGTGTACATATCTTCGAGTTCTTGCTCGTACTGATCTGCTACCTTCTCGATACTGGCTTCATAATTGATGAATTCCGCAATCACATAAACTGCGGCCTGCAATGAGTTAACCTCTTCATTAGGAAATACAGCCCCCTCAAGGGATCGAAATACATTCCCCCCCTGAATGCTTCCGCGATCGATAATTCCTTTGTCGGCCAACAATTCCAGTAGGCGATTTTGGTAATCATACACATCTTCCGTAGCCGTGGTCTTAGGGAAGGTGACTACTTTCATCTTTTCTGGTATAACGGCGATATCAATCTTTTTATGATCCATAACCAGCAGCGACCCATCCAGCGCCTTTCGCGCGTTGAGTTCAACTGTTGCTTGGGGGCCGCCGATCTTGATCTTAATCATTGTTTACCAGTTCCTTTGCCAAGGCCTGAGTCTTCAGCAGCTTAGTAATATCATCCGGCACAAACTCGCGCTTTCTAATATTTTCTAAATACGTCACCACACTTTGTGACTTTTCGCGAATGAGCGTATCAGCAGTGCTATCCTCAACCGTTTTACTAATTAGACTTTTAAGTCTTGCAATTTCCTCGTTGAGATAGACACGCAGCTCAAACCCCTCATCCGCGAATGAGGTAATATATCTATTAAGAAAATCTTTTTGTTCCTCTAAAAGTCCACTATATTTATTATTAAATTTTTTAATAAAGGATCGATAAGTCAAATTATCTATCGATTTCAGATCTTCTGTGTGGGGTTCATGGCGGCGCGTCATACGATCTATAAGTGCTTGTTCAAACAATACCTTCTGTTTAACGGTAGCTTTGGTATTAAAAATCGAACTAATAGACGCCAAGGTTTTAAAGTTGGGAACAAAATTTGCCCAAACTTCAGAGCCTAGATTTTTATTAATTGCAGCAATCACTTTAGACTGAGCATCAAAAAGGGTTGCCTCGTTGAGAGCCTTTCGTGCGGCCCGGGTCTCACTAAGAAGACGCTCCGCCAAATCACTCTTCACATTTTTAGTTTCGAGTAAAGTCTGGTACAACTGCAGTTCTTCAGCCAAAAGAGTGCCCTTCGAAAAATGTTCCTTAAGAATTGCCATGGCTATATCTTTACGGGGAAGATTGGTCTCTAACACCGCCTTTGTAAACTCTTTAACAAGAGCTTCATAAATAAATGCAGTATTACGTTTCTTGTTGTGTTTCATCCTGTTCCGCCTCTTTCTCTTTGCTCTCCAGTTGAGCTATAAGTCGCTGGATGTTGGTGGTACTTTCCATTAATACTGCCTCGTCCTTAGTATAAATAGATGCATCATTCTCTTGTAGACTAACTAAGGCTCGAAGATCGGGTACACCAACGCGACCAATGGAATGGCCGACGCGTCGTTTCTCTGCTCGACCAGTGGGAACTTCGGGGGCCACAAGACTTCGAAGATGGCGACGCGAAGGGCCGCCAGCGCGACGGCCGTCTGGTCGGCGCGAGATTCTATCTTGGGCCGGGCCAGGTCGATCCTCGCGGCGAGCAGGAGCTGTCAGAAGTGCAGAGTCTTCACCTCCTTCGGCGCCTCCTTCTTCGCCTCCTGCGGCGCCTCCAAGGTCTTCGCCACCGAGATCTCCTCCGAGGTCTCCTCCGAGGTCGCCTCCAAGATCGCCGCCTAGACCCCCGCCCATCTCGTCTGCGGCCGCTTGTTCTTGTACTCCTTCGAGAGCTTGCTGATATTTCTTATCATAAAAGGACTCTCGTTGATTGCGCAAGAATTCTTCGTCCGACATTCCCAAAATGTTTTTGGAAAGCCAACGCTTGCTATAGACCCCTTCGGGAACCGAGTTTGCAATATCAAACTTGGTACGCATATACTCCAGTTGCTGTAATTCCGCAAGCCGGGAGGGATTGTTGAGAGCTAATTTAAAACTCACCAGGTCCTCGCCCCGGAAGCCAATAGTATAAAGATGAACAACTGCGATTTTTTCTAGTTCAGAAATCAGGGCTCTCTGAAGGCGCTGGATGGTTCGGGCAAACCGAATGTCCTTTTGAGCTAACGTAGTTTTGTCTTCGTTGTCTCCGTCTAGGTTGGTGAGGTAAGACTGCGGCACCTTAAGGGCTGCGAACAGCTTGTCTCTCAAATACTTAACATCCTCAATATCATCCAAAGATTTGGCGCCAGGTAGCGAAGTAATATCGGAGCCCACCCCGCCCCGCATCGGAATGAAATAGTCCTCTTCTAGAGATAGAGGATTGTAACGCAAATCTACGCGACCAGTAGAAGCGTTCACCATTTGGTTACGCTTCATCTCGGTCTTCACCTTCTCCATGTATTGGGGGACATCCTGCGGTGGAATATTTCCTACGTCAATCTTAAAGACCCGACGTTCGGGGGCACGCACTACGCGGTATGCTATCATGGCATCCTCAATTAACACAAGCTGGCGCCAGATGCGGCGGGCGGAGTCCAGGACTGATGTCCCATAAGGACTATACTTATCATTACCTAAAATACGAAAATGAGCGACCTGCCAATCTTCAAAGGTCATACCAGCGCCGTTCCACTGGAACTGTACATAATTTGGATTTGTCGGGTCCTGTCCTTCTAGTCTCTCTAATTCAGAACTGGGTAATCCGATAACTGATTTGACGCCGATCTGCTCGTCGACATCCAAATATAAAAAGAAATCTCCAAACTTAACCATTGAGCGGGCCCAACCAAAAGCATTAAACTCGATGTTTAATGCATCATAAAAAAGAGTTTCTAAAATGGTCTTAATTTCAAGATTAAGACAGTCTATTGTAAGAAGCTGGTCAAACTCATTAGACGTCGTCATCTCGTCGGCATAGATATCCATTGCTGAAGCGATCTCTGGCATATACTCCATCTGATCAAAGTCTTGGTATCTCTCCCCGCGGTTCTGGTTGCGCATCGCATGCGATGACAAGAGATTATAATTCTTGGAAAGATTGTCTGTGGCGCGCTTGAACTCTTGACCGCTCAGTGAACGGAAACGATATCGATACTTATCTAAATCATTGCGGCGTTCTTGTCGAGCGATTTGAGCCCGATAGTTTACAATGGGGCCCGAGAATAATCTAGTTAATCTCTTAAATAATGGAGAATCTGGATTTCTCGGGTTACTTCCGTTTTTGCCTGCCATGGGTTATCCTTTAATAAGGGCTATATATTGCTCATTGAATATATTCGCGTGAGCAGCCCTATCCTTTTCTTTTATTGTTTTATGCCCCTTCATACCGGGAATGGTTGTAGAAATCTGTGTGTCCGATGTAGATATCGAAGACAAAAACTGTTTGCTATATTCAACACTTCTCTGACTCTCCACAATTACTGTATCTCTCACCCAACAACCGATTGCAAATGACATAACTAGATCGTCGTTATAACTCCTCATTGCTTCTGGCCGCCCATTGTGCCAAATAAAAGTTTTCATTTCCGACAAAAGACGATTCGAATTAATCTTAATTAGTTTGTTTCTCATAAACTCTTCCATCTTGGCAACGATGAGGGGCCGCGTTTTCGAGGAAGTTGTAAAGCCCGGAATGGCGCTTGAGTGCCATTGAGCTGTTATTGGATCGACGTATTGGTGATCTCCCTTACTAGAATGGTATAGATTAGGATACCCTTTATCTAATAACTTTTTAAGTACTGCATATCCAATATTGTTGTTTTCTATTACTAACATCGGATTCCCATACTCACCGCCCACATTATAAAGAATGTCGGCAAAATCATCAGGGCTGGGCTTCCCAATATATTCGGCCACTATTTCCATCGACTCCAGTTCAAAAATATGAAATGCGCTATTATCCTTCCCATCACCCCGAGCGACATCGGCGACGATGAGGTGCGGCTTTTCTGGGTCGAATCGTTTCCAAATCCAATAGTTGCGATCAAACCCTGTCCGATATTCGGGTGCAGTGGCGCGCTCCATATACCAATGGAGATCATCTGGGTGTATCACCGTTTCGCCCGACACATTGAAATTGCACTCAAGCTCCTGAGCTATCTGGCGTCGCGACATATTCATGGTCTCTTTTTCAAACCAGGTCTTATCACGATCAGGGTGTACGTCCCACATTAAAGTGGTCATAAAGAAATCATTGGTGCCGCTCTCAGCTTCAACACAAGTTTGATGAAACCAGTTGCCAACGCCATTGGGAGTAGAGAGGGCGATACAACGACCGCCCGTGGACAGGGTAGGGTAGAGAGCGGTCCACAATTCTCCTAGTTTTTCAACATGGGCGGCCTCGTCTATAACCAACAAAGAGAGCGCTTCTGAGCGACCCACATCCCCGGAGGTGGAGGCTGCCTTAATTTGAGATCCATTGTTTAGTTCGAAAGAAGTTCGATTATCTACCATAATCGGAGAGATTTGCAGCCAATCTGGTAAGTTCTTAATAATGGCTTTAACTTTGCGCACCAAGTTTGTCGCAGTTTGAAGCTTCGTGGCCACAACTAAGATGTTCTTGTCACGGTGAAAAAGCATCAGCCACCCAACATAGGCAGCTGTGATGGTAGAGATTCCTAATTGGCGTGCTTTAAGGATGACGTTAAAGCGATAATCATTATAATCTGTAAGGAGCTGCTGCTGATAGTCAAAAGCCTTAAACGGAATGAGGCCCCTTTGAGGGTGAGAGATGCGACAATAGTTGGTCGTAAAATGTACTGGGTTTTTGCCCGATTTTACAACTTCTTTTAATATCTCCTCTTTTGTAAGGGCATTAGCCATGGCACCCCTTACTTTCCTTTACGAGTATCGTTACTGGGTCGCTTACCTTTAGGGCCGAGGGACAACCAATCCTTGATTGCGGTGTCGAGCTTCTTATCTTTATCGCCAGCTTTCACCTCATCTGTGTCGGTGAGGCCACCGATGCGATAATCACACTGGGCCTGGACATCTGTGCGATAGTTAGACATACGCTGGACTAGAATGTTGTGCTCCCCTTCTTTAGTTAAAGTAAGGGCATTCCCGGTGATAGCTTTATACTCTTTTTTAAGAAACTTAACAATATCTTTTAGGTGTGCAAGGATATCGTTCTCAAATCCCTTTTCTTTCACATCCCGGAGTCGGACTTCTGATTGGTAAGAGATTCGCAGGATAGGCCCAATGAACCGTACGGTGAAGCCATCCATTACGCGGCGGTCTAGGATGGGGTCGCCTTTCTCTCGCTGTAGGCCGACTTCGGCTTCGGACCCATCATAGGCATTTGCTGCCGCCTGATTGATTCCCTGTATGATTTCATATACTGTTGCCATTGTTCTACTCCTCTTGTGTTAAGCTAGCCATCATCGACTGCATATCAGATGCCCCGCCTGTCTTCTCGTCGCCACCCATAGCCTTCATAATTGCTGGCAGCATTGCATTAGAAAGCAGCTGCAGCATTTTTGGATTCTTAATGATAAACTCCATTATCTTGGGGGCTAACGTAGCTAACATGTTCTCCGACAGAATCTCTGATTCGATGAGCTCTGGAGTTGGGGTTTCCTCCAGCTCCTCCAAAATGATCTCGCGCAAACGGGATTTAGAAATTCTCATTGCATCTCGTTCCTATATGCATATTCTTGAGCCAGTTCCGCAATGCGGGCCATCTGCTCTTTGGCGCCATCGTGTTCGGGGGTTCCAGGATCGGAACGCCTCTTTTGGTCAAGAAGGTGAATCATTATTTTTTCAAGTTGTTTCAGAGCATCGGCTATTTCTTGCGCAGAACGGGCGCGCCTCATTGAAGTCCTCAAGCCCTCGTTAATTTCTTCTTTGATGATCTTCTCTAATTCTGTATTGCTAATTCTCACCGCTTGGCCTCCAGCCACCTAGCCATCTCTCTTCTCGTCCTTCAACCCATGCTATATAACAAGTCTGACAACATTCAAACTTATTCATATACAAATCATCTTGGGGATGAAAAGAATATGTTTTACAAACAGGACAGCTTCGATTTGCATCTCTATTAAGTAGTTTTTTATTTATTAAAAATCCATCTTGTTCGACTTTGTCTTTGGTTTCGGCAATCTTAGAAAATTTACGGTGCTCCTCTTGAGACTGTGCGAGGTATTCTTTTTCTTT